GATCACCTGATCATGGTTATTACAAGACGACCTCAAGTCCTCCTCTCTGAACGTATTTGTTACATTAGAGACACAACCTCCTTGTTGTTGTGAAACACGGTCCAGGTTTCCTTTGCGCTAGTGGAGTGGTTTAACACTAGTTGCGAGAATTCTGTAGGTGTACGTTCTTTGAAACGGCGAGGGATGTCGGATCGACCATTCATTACCACGACAATATTTCTCATCGTAAGATATGAAGCATTTCAAAACTACCCTTGTGTGGGTGGCTAAGCTATGGTTTCACACCTTGGATGGAAATAAAGTCGGGGGATGTATTGATCAATGGCTTTCGCTTATTGGTCGATACATTCGAACTAAGGGACTAGCCTGGACTATTCGTCGGATTAAACTCCTTCGATTAGTTGTCACACGTTATCTTTCAGGATCACCACTATTCGTAGTGAGTGAAATTGTAGGATTACGTGATGGCTTTCCTAAGTGCATCTGGTTCCTCAAGGAACTAGTTGACTCTCAGGATCCAGCTAGTCTACGGTTCGTAATGACTCTCCTGGTAGTTTCCCGAGCCATGAAGTGCGAAGCAACCCCTGATTACTCTAGCATTACTGCTGAGTTCACAGGAACAAGAGAGAAAATCGATCCAGATTTTGTAGCAAAATTTGTATCAGATTTCAATCTTGAGTTGTTTCGGCCTGTTTGGTCCCGAGAACTATTCTTCTTCTCTGCGAAGGGAGGACCGTTAGGAAATCCTGTACTCACGGCTATTCACTGTCTGTCACTTTTCGACGGCCCAATATGGGCTGCGATAGTAAACATGATTGGAATGCCGGGAGCGGAGTATTTCAAATCGGTTCTCATGAAGTATCGGGCTATCCTTAATTGGGATATAATCGACAAGAAAGTGGAAACACTTTCACGTGTTGGTTATAACCTTAAGGGGTACCCTTTACGTCGCCTTTCCATTGTTCAAGACCCGGAATTAAAGGCTCGAATTGTAGGAATCGTCGACTGGATTACACAGGTTCTGATAGAACCTCTGTCTGTCCAAGTCTTCGAACTCCTTCGTTCGATCCCACAAGACCGGACTTTCACGCAGGACCCTCACATTCGGAAGGGAGAGGGGTCGAAGTTTCATAGCCTCGATCTCTCGAACGCAACCGACAGATTTCCTTTAACTGTGCAAAAGCAGCTCCTAGCAGAAATACTGGGACCTGTGTATGCAGAGGCTTGGGGAAGTCTGTTGACCCGGAAGGGATTTGCAGCTCCTAATGGGGAGACCCTCTTTTATAAAGTTGGTCAACCTATAGGTGCGCGGTCCTCATGGGCAATGTTCACGTTG